ATGATTTAAATACAAATGGGTATCTCCTAAATTACCAATCAATTCATCAGGTATCATTTGTACTTCATCTGCAATCATTTCCAATAATAATCCATAAGAAGCAATGTTGAATGGTAAACCTAAGAATGTATCTACTGAACGTTGATTCCACATTAGAGAGATTGCTCGTTTAGGAACTCCGTATGGTCTAAACCATTCATCCATACTAAATTCAATACTAGGGTCTCTCGTTGGTAAAACAACATTGGATTTATTATTCTTCATCCAAGACAATCTTTCTTCATCACTCAACTCTCTTGTATAAACTTGAAATCCGTAATGACAAGGTGGAAGAACCATATTTGTCAAATCGTGTACTGCCCAAGCGTTCACAACCATACGCCTAGAATCAGGAGTTTCTTTTAATAACCTAATTAATTCGGATATTTGGTCTATTTCCCCATTCCAATTACGCCATTGATACCCATAGATTTTTCCGAGATTTCCAAATCGTTTAGAGAATGATTTATCTGTCTTAATCTTTTCTACAAACTCTTCTTGTGTGTACGGTCTTCCGTCTGGATGTAAGTGCTCTTTATTCATAACTTTTTATTTCATTTTTTAATTGTTCTAAATCAATATCACATCTTTTACTTTTAGTTCTATTACTACTCCATTCTATCATTTGTAGATTACAGTGATGACTAATAATTTCAGGTTCTACATTATTCAAAAATCCTTCAATTATTGAGTATTTGTGGTCTAATTGGAAGCCAATTTTTCCATTTGTTACTCTTTCTAAATTATTTGGGTTTATAATGTTTTTATACATTTTATATGTTGTTTCGGTTAATCGTTTAACTTTTTTTCTATAAATTTGGTAATCCGACAAAAACTCATCAGGTATTATCCATCCTCTTTCGATTTTTGTTTTAATAGCATTACCAATTCTATTTTCTGAGTTAATATTAGCGGAATTATTAACCCCGTACTTATCTTTTAATACTTGCTTTATTTTCTCTTTTATACTGTGAGATTTAAATGGGTTGTCAACCCCATATTTTTTAATCCAAGTATTTAATGCCTTTTGTTTTATCACCTCACTATGAAATGAATGTTTAACACCATATTTTACAATCATGGTTGATTTCACTTTCCTTTTTAACTCAGGACTTTGTAAAGTATATCCACCATATTTCTCATCAACAGTTTTATGTCTTTTATTGTTTCTTGTGATTTTATCTGTTTCCGATAAACTATCATATCTTTCTCTAAATTTATTTTTAGTTAATTCCGAATTATTATTACACTTTGCAGAACAAAATTTTCTATTCAAATCAATAATTGGTTTACCACAATGGAGGCAAGTATTAACGGCGTTTCTATCTTTCAAGATATACCTTATTCTATCAACCAATTTAGGATTGTAAATAGTTAAAAATTGAGTATTATCAATAATATCCTGTTTAATAGACGATTCAATCACCCTTAACTTTTGAGACAATATTTTATACTCGTTATTTTTTAAAACGCACAAGGTTGTTTCAATCTTAGTTTTTAGACACATTTTGGTTTCTTTTATAATAAATATCTAAAAACCAACAAAAGTCATTATTTTTCTTCATCTTTCTTTAACTTCTCACACTCTTTTAGGTACGCTTGATAGACATCCCCCGTCCAGATGTTACAGTCATTTTCAAGAAGATACTCTATTGATGTATCACCCCTTAAAAACCAAAGTAACTCAGTTACAATTGATTTCCAATGCATTTTCTTTGTTGTGAGTAATGGAAATTTACCATCTTTAAATTTGTACCTAATAGTCCTACCAAACACACTTAAAACTTTACCATTGCGTGTATTTTTTTCCACTCCATTATCTAATATATCTTGGAGTAGTGATTGATATTGTTTATCGAGGCTGTTCATAATGTTCTAATTGCTGTTCGTTAAAAATGTGTAATAATCCATATTCATCCATTTCGGCTACTAATCTAATTTCACCTTTTATTGTTGTGAATACGGATACAATTGTGCAAGGAAATTTATATCCTTTTGGTTTCCACGCTTTGTCTCCTACTTTAAATTTTGTGTTATTCATCATCTTTTTTTTCATGTCTAAACCAATTAATCATTCCATCATAAAAAACACTACCATGATTTATTGAACCATAATCTTTGTGTTCTGCAAAATGTTCAGCATCCAACAAATCATCTTCGTTTTGTGTTGAGCTTGGTGGTTCTATATTTGATTTTCTTTTTTCTAACTCATTCCACCAATCATCCGATGTCATATAACTCAAATCGGGATTAATCCTAATTTCTCCTGGCTCATACCCTAATAAAATTGTGGCAGGTAGTCCATAATACCATATTTTTCTTCCAATCTCTTCTTTTGGGTTTATAAAATTAAAAGGATGTTCTGATATTTTATTTATCAAAGAATGTGCTTCAGCCAATGCCCCGCCCAAATCTCTCCAATGAAATTTATAAACTTCCTCACCGTTTGCTTTAATGGTGCATATCCCACCATTTCTAATACTCAACTCATCCCACTTATATTTGGTTGAGTTAAATTGTCTATAATTTACTTCCCAACAAACTCTATGAACACCCTTATCAATGTATGGGATAAGCTCTCTTGTGGTTGGTACTTCATCATCATTATCCGAATGATAAACTGAATAGTCCAACCACCAAGTTTCAGGACATCCATTCCATTTACCTAAATTGTGTTCATATCCTTCAATTGAATAAACGGGATAAAGTCTCTCTCCTATTTGAATATCAAATATTTTATGGGGTTTTCCAAATTTTTTGGTGGCCTGTTCTAATGTGTAATTTTGTTGTTCCATAACTTATTTTTCAAATGTTTTTAATTCATCGTATAAATCTTGATTTAACTCTTTGAGTTTATTTCCCAACTCTAAAAGAGCGTGTTCGTTCCAATATCCCCTTTCCTCTTCAGGTCTAAAATAGTAAAATCCATCAATATCAGAGCCATAATAACCTATTAATTCAACGTTGTTTTTCATAAAAAAAAAATAAAAAGCTAAGGTAAAAAAATTACCTTAGCTTGTAAAATTATAAAAATATATCTTCTGGAATATTAACAGTATCTAAATTATTAGCATAACTATTAGATAAAAATTCATTAGTTATAAAATTATGAAAGTTTCTTGAAGTTTCAATCCAGTTTTTAGGATGATCTTTTTTTAAAGCATGCGTTACATGATTGTAATAAGACCATAAATTATCACGATCCACATTATAATTATAAGATGGATTTTTCATTTCTAATTTAATAATAGATAATTGATTTGAAGAAATTATTTCTTTTTCAAGATATAATACACCTGAAAGTTCACATTGTTGTTTTAATGTCAATGTTATTTTTTTCATTTCATTTTTATCATTAGTTATTCTATTAAATATATTACCTGCTTTAATAATTTGATTTTCAATTTGTTCTAAAATATCAATATCTGCAGTTCCTGTATGTTTTCTAGAATAATTAATATCTCCTGATATCATACCATTATCACAAATAAAAACATATGCACCAATAGCACATTTAAATTTAGTTTGTTTATTGTAAGAATTTCCAAATGCAAACATTAATCCTAAATCTTCATCATTAAATAATGATTCATTATGTTTAATATTAAAAATACATTGAATATTATTAGCTTCTTTATTTGCTTTATAAGTTTCTTTTACTAAAGAAAAATTATTTTTATTTAACAGGTCTATTACATTAGTAATAGCATATTTATGAGAAATTACTTTATAAGATTGTTTATAGTTAGGAAGAGGAGCAGACTCAACATATTCCCGGGTAACAAAATTTGTCATATTAAAAAATATATCTAATTGTTTCTTGCGAAAAATATTTATTATATATTTTAACTAATTCATTTAAATTTTTTTGTTTTGTAATTAATGGATATCGCATAATATTTTTATGTTTTATTTCACAACTATCTTTCATTAGTTTTTTAGCTTCTTCTGAAGCTTTTTTCATTTGATTAGCATGATTTGTTAATGCAATTATTTCACATTTATTTTCACCAGCATATTCTAAAACTTCTTTAAAAAGTAAATCATAATGATTTTCCCATCCTGAATAAAAAATAATAGGGCTATAATTACAATGTACTTCCCATCCTAAATCTTTTAATTTATTAATATCTTTAATTCTGCTAGATATTTTTTGCATTTTTGGTTCAAGTATATCTGAATATACTTGAGGCATAAGGCTTACTCTAATTCTTGGTTTTTTATTAAAATGTTTAACGTTAAGATTTAATAAACTTGGATATTTAGTTGCCATAGTAGAATTTAATCTAGGATGATTATCATATCTTTTAAGATAATCATGTAAAGATTCAGGTAAATGTTTTTGCATTAATACTAAATCAGTGTTACAACTAATATCTACATAATAATAACCATCTGAAGATTGTTGATCAACAGGTTTTGGATATATTTTATCCGCCACCCATTGACAAACAGATTCAAAAATTTCATTAATGTTTGTATTTACATAAACTTTATCATTATATCTAGACATATAACAATAACTGTTTACACATCCTCCAAAACAACCATAAATTAAATTTGGAGCAATACAATTAGCACTGTTATTATTATCTTTAGTTATAAGAGTTTTAGTCTTCTGATATTTGATCATTTATATCATTTATTGCTAACATGCATTCATTATATTCCGATTCACCCATTTCAATTTCAGATAATGCTAAGTTAAAAATATCATCAATTTCTTCAACTTTGCTCGGATTACTTATTTTTGCTTGTTCAGCATATTTTTTTAAATAAATTATATTCATAAATTTTTAACAAATTGACCGTTAATCATTTTTCCAGTTCTATTTTTAATTACATTATATGCAGATTCTAAACATTCTTCTATTTTAAAATTTTGCATTTTAGCTTGTATGATTAATGTAACCATTATATCACCAATAGCATCTTTAATTTCATCAGAATTATTATCTAAAATTGCATTACAAAGCTCAGTTAACTCTTCTTGAGTTTTCATAGCTTGTTTTATAGGAATTGATTTATTTAAAATATTTTTATCTTCTGCCCATTTTTCAACAGCAGATTCTAATTCATAGTATTTCATTAGAATAAAGTTAATTGTTTTGGTCTTAAATCAGTTATATTATTTATTTCAGATTCAATAGCTTGTAGATAATATGTTATATCTATATGATAATCTTCCCAATTAGAAAAATTTATTTTATTAAATAAACATTGTTTCCATTTACCGGCTTCTAATTGAATTTCTCTTTTATCTATTTTATTAATTTTATATATTTTAATTGCTTTTTTATTTTTTTGTGTACAAATAAAATATCTATTTATTTTTTGAAGTTCTGTTTCTTCAATATCATAATTAATTAATCTTTTAGCAACTTGTTTCCAATCACCTTTTGATTTACTACCAATACAATAATCTAATATGTTTTTATTAGATTTTAAATATGTTGTAGGTAAAATATTATGTATAAAATAATAATAAATGGCTTTAGGAATCACTAATTTAGATTTATTTTTATGTAATGCTAAATCATAAAAATCAAATCTTCCTTTAAGTTTAGTTGCGGCGTAATAATATTTGTTATTTTCTTCTTTAAATAAAAAATGATTTGATTTTTCTTTTAGTTCTAAATAAGAATTATAATCTGTTTCTTTATAATCATGTAAAGCAATATAATTATTCACATCAGCTAAAATTATTTTTTTGTATGTGTCGTGTTCTAATGAAAGATTTGTTATTTTTTCCCATTCAGAACATATATTTAAATATTGTTCTTTATATTTTTTAGGAATTAATGTTTCTAAACCATCTGTATTTTGCATAATAGCTTTAGCTTCTGGTATATTAGTCATAATCATTTCATACAACATCATTAAACTTAATTGCCCATTTATTGTAATTTGCATACATAATTGAGGATCATAAAAAAAACTATCTTGATCATTACTTAAACCAAATGTTGAATTTAATATAATTTTATAAACATAATTCATTGGGTCTTTTTTAGAAATTTTTTTTCTTTCTTCAAAAAACCATTCATATTGATCACAAAATTCTTTAACTGGAAAATGTCCTGGTGATAATTTATTTCTAATTACAAGATTTGGATAAAAACTAACTACATCTGAACTTATAATTATAAAATCATCATTTGATTTATAAACTCCAGGATCAGCTGCTCCATGAGCACCACCTAATCCAAAATCAGTTTTAATATTTTTATAATTTAATGAATATTTAAAACCGCCTTTAATTTTTTCAGGATCTAACTCTACTTTTTTAAATGCGTTAAGTAATTCATTAAATTCTTTAGTTTCAAATTTAATATATGTAAAAATTATATCTGATAATTTTATTATATTTCTATGTGTTCGTAAACTTTTAAGTGTATTAATTGGAATATTTAATTTTTCAGACATATAATAAGCAAATAATTCTTTACTTATTCTAGGTTCTGATGCACTATAAAGATTAATATTATATTTTTTAGATAATTCTTTTCTTAAATTAATTAAAGGTTTTGATTTATTAAATATTTCTTTAGTTGATTTTACATCATTTAAACAATATTCAATGATAGTATTAATTTCATCTTTAGTTTGAATAAAAGTAGTATGATGAATTGGCATTTCTAAAATATTATTCCAATCCATACTATATTGAATCCATTTTAATGAACTACTTTTGGCAGCATTATCCCAATGATTCATTTTAAACAAATCAATTTGTTTAATTATCATTTTAGATTGAGGATAATCTTGAAATTTATCATTTATACATTTTTGAGCATATTTATAAATATCATTAGCTAAAGTATTACCAGATAAATTTAATAATTTGTTTCTATTTTTTAATAAATAATGAGTTATTTGACTATCGAATGCTAATCCATTATAAGAAATATGCCATTCATTATTTTTTATATTATTATCTAAAAAATTTAATAATTCTTTAAAATCGTTTTTTAAATCATGAATAACAAATATTTTATTTTCTTCTGAATTATGTTTTTCAAAAACAGCTACAAAACAATTATTTAATGTTTCATAATCATGAATCCAATGTGTCATCAATAAAAAATTTTAAATAATCAAATTCTTTATTAACAGCAAAATTTGAAATAAAATTAATTATTTCTTCTTTTTTCATTATATAAATTTCATTAAAAGTTTCGATTTGAATTCGTTGTTCTTTAAATTTTTGTAATTTATCTTTTATTGGATTTCCAGATTCATCTAATCTAGGAACCATATGCAACACTTCTTTTTTTAATTTAGATATAACTACAAGTAATTTATTTGACGGATCAAATAATACCTCTACGTAAGGACAATTGTCCGTTACTGGTATCATACTAAATGAATCAACACCTTTAAAAAGTGATGAAATAAGTAACATATTGTTACCATATGTATTTGTCATAATAATTTTTTTTAAATATACTAAATATTTTGCAATGTTTCTTTTTTTAAATCCGGTTTATCACACAATTCATGTACTTTTTTTATAATTTTTAAATCTACATCTAATAATTCTGAATAATCTTTATGGAATAATTCAGGTTCAAGAAAAGATTTAATATGTATATAAACTGTGGTTTCTTTGAAATATAATAATATTTTATTTTTTGAGCTTTTTGAATATTTTGAATAATGTCCTTCGATAAAATTATCAAATTCAAATTGATAAAATTTTAAACTAAATATGTATATCTGTTTTTCTTTTTGATTAATTTCTTTTTCAAATAATTTATTAGATTTTATTTTTTTTAAAACAAAATTTTTAAATTCTAAAGTATTTTTATTTTCATATACACATATTAGTTTATAATCACTAACATTTAAAATAGTGTCCCAGCAAATGTATGTATTTGCTGGGACAAACTCTAAACCTCTTTCAATACCTAATAGTGGATACAAAAATATTTTACTTTTTTGAAAATATTTTGAATACACTTTTTTCACAATACTATTTTACTAGTTAATAATTTATATGGAAGTTTATAATTATTATTACTATAATGATAATCAGCAATATCTAAAATTTCAATTAAAGAAATTGACCAATTGTTTAATGTTTTATCTGATACATCAAATAAATAAACTTGATTATATTTGTCAATTACTATAAATTTATATTCAAATTTATAATCTTGATTTTTAATATTATTATAAACTAATTTACAATAAATACTTGATTGTAACCAATAATTATAATAATATACAGTTTCTTCAAATTCTTCTATAGATTTACTTGTTGTTTTTAAATCACATATAGTTACAACTTTATTTGTGTGATTAATTTTATAAAAATCAATTACACCTTTTAAACCAAAATCTTTATCTTTAATTTTGCATTCTAAATATTTTTCATAAAATACTTCTCCATCATCTTTTGATAGAGTATTCATTATATTTAAATCAGCTTTGATAAAATTTAATTGTTCTTGAGAAAGTTTTAATGTTTCTTGATCTATAACATTTACTTTAGAATCATTTATGTAATCCCAATATTTTTTATTTTCATTACATTGTATTTTATTGAGTCTTACTGAGTCTTCTTTAAAACTTTGGTATAAATTTTCTTCTTTTAAAATATTAAGAATAGGTGTTTGTAAATTTATGTCCATTAAATCATACATTAAATGTGTTTTTGCTAGTTTATGTATGATTTTTAATACATTATCTGTTGGTATTTTATCTGGAATAATTTTAAATTTATTATTTAAATTTTCAGGTTCAAACAAAAGACAATGTAATAATTTTCCATTTATAAGATGTTTTTCTAATCTTTCTTCTTTTTCATTAAGAATATAATCTTTATAAAATAAAACAGGTGAATGAATTAATTTATTTAAAGAAGAATAACTAAATAAAAAAGGTTTTGAATAAAATTCTTTTTCTTTATTTGTCATTGACAATAGTAATAAAATTTTCAGGAAATATAATAATTTTATCTAAATTATTATGAATTTGATTTGTAATAGCATCTTGTAGTTTTTTTTCTAATAATATTTTAGAATTATCATCGAAATAATCATCAGTTATTAATTTAGTAATTATATATTGAACAGATGATATATTTATATAAGAATTTCTGTTAAAATAAGACTCTACTTTTAATCGAAATGTTTTAATATTTATTGAATTCCAATTTGAACATTTATCTTTAAATCTACTTGAATAAAAATAATATAAACAACAAATTAAACTTTTAGATTTTTCAAAATTAGAATTAGCTAATAATTCTAAAATTAAATTTAAATCTTGTCTATTACCATTTTCAATCATGTTTTCTAAATTATAATATTGTTCTAAATCTATAATAATAGAATCCTCAGTACACATATCATTTATATCAGAATCAATTAAAATATTTTTATTTTTTATTGCAGAATTTAATATTTCTAAATTATAAACATCAGTTTTATAAAAGTTAGAATAATTACTGCGATTAACTAATTCTTCTAATTTAAAATCATAGTTTTTTAAATTATAACCAATGTTAATTCCAATTAATTTTACAGGTTCATTTGAATACCTGGAAATAATATCTCTATTAAAACTCCATTCATCAATCATTTTTTCTATAAAATTTATATTTGATTCATAATCAAAAAACGTGTATTTATATAAACATTCATAATCGTTCATATTTTTAGGAAAAATAATATAATCAGCGTTTTTATAATCCCTTGTAATACTACAATTATGTTTTTCTTTTAAAATATTAAATTTATCTCTAGGTAATTTTATTGATTTATGTCTATATAATTTCTTATTTTGTAAATCACAATTTAAAGTTTTGTAATCATTTATTATTTCAGATATATTTTTGTCATCTTTAAGTAAAATACCATGTTCAACATTTATTTTACAATAATGACTATCATTAGTATATCTTTTAATAAAATCAAATGTTAATATTTTCATAAAAAATTAATTAAAAAATATGTTTGGGCATAAAGCCCAAACATATTATTGCATTGTCATTTTAATAATTTCAGAATTCATCATTAATTTTGCAAATTTTTGTTTATTTGTATTGTAAATAGTTCTTACAATCAAATATTTTAAATCATTTGTAAAATAATTTTTTGTACAAAGATTGATTAATCTTTCATTAATTTTTTGATCTATTGTATTATTTTCACTATAAATACAAGTAAAATTAGCTAAACGTGTAGCAATAATAGATGCAATATCTGCTCTATATTGATTGTTAACATTAATACAATTTTTTAGTTTTTCAAATACAGTATCATCATTTAATAATAATTCTTTTGGTGTAATTAATTTATCAAGTTTATTATTAATAAATAATGTAAACATTGCTGCAAAATTTTCTCCAACAGAGCCTTCACCAATTAATTGAATCATTGTTAAATTATTTTCAAATGATTCAAAGCTTGAAATAGAATTAAAAAATGTAGTAATTGATCTTGCGTTAGTTTCTGTAGTAACTAATTCTGGATGTAATAATAAAAAGTTTATACATCTTGTATCAATTTCTTCTTTTTCTGCCCATCTTGCCCAAATATTAACATCAAATTTTAAATTTGCTGTAATATAACGTGTTTTTTGAGCTGAATCTAAAGAATTAACTGTGTATTCTCCATTATCAGGATTTGAAGTAAGAATTATATGCCAATTTTTTGGAAGAGACCATGAAATATAAGTTTGTCTGTCAATAAGCTCCATTGTAGCTTGTATAAATCTTAAATCAGCACGGTTAAAATCATCTAATAAAAGAATGCCACCTTCTTTTTTATCAGCAATCCATTCAGGTGCACAATAAGACATTCTGTTCTTACCAGTTACTTTATATCCATTTTTAAGATATTCAGTTACAGCAAGTTCATCAACCCAAACACCTACTTTTTTAGTATCAATATTATTAACATTATTTACTGCAGATATTTTTTGAGCTGTTGTATAATTAATAGAATTTGAATTTATTTCAGTTTTAATTTCTTTAAACATTTGAAATTGACGTACTGGAAATCCCACTAAATCTCCTAATTCTTCAATTTGTGCTAAATTTAATTTTACAAAATTTAAATTATTTTCTTTTGCACATTGTATAATTGTTGATGTTTTACCTATACCAGATTCTCCCATTACTTCTATTGCAACAGGCATTTTATTATTTTCTTGAAGAAATTTATTATTATTTATAATATGGTTTACAAAACCTTTTAATTCATCGATATTTAATTGAACGTTAGCCATTTAATTTAATTGTTTTACCGGGTAAATTGTTATTATTATTTGATGTACTACTTAATACCCATAATGTATTTTTTGGAGTATTAATTGGACTTTGGCATTCACCATCTGTTAAATAAATTAATGCCGTATAAATTTTTTTTTCGTTAAAATAATCAATTACAGGTTGAAATTCTGTACCACCTCTTCCTTTAATATTCCATTCTTTTTTTGGATTAAATTTTTCTATTGAATTAATAACAGTATCGCATTGTATAACAGTAATATCATGACCAGTTTTGTGCATATGATATAATTCATGCATAAATTCTTTTAATTCTTCATTACTAACAGATCCTGATGTATCAACTCCTACTAAAATTTGATTTTTAAATTTAATTTTTAAACCTGGATTTTCAATGTATCTTTTATTATATTTTCTTTTTAATTTTTTAGTATAAGAAATCATTGAATTACCAATAAATCTTCTAAAATAATTTTTCCAATCAAATTTTTCTTTTTCAATATCATCTAAATTTAATAACAAATTATTAAGTTCTCCAGGTAATATTCCTTTTGATTTTTCTATACTATTTTTAATTTCTTTAAAAATAAATTTTTTTTGTTTTTCAATAAGTTTTTTTTCTGTATCTGTTAAGTTATTAAATTCTTTCCAAGTAGAATGATCGTAAATACTATCGCCATCCATTTGATTTAAAATATTATCTAATGTGCTAGATTTACCTGAATTTTTAGCTTTTTCAAGTAATTTATAATATATTTTTGTACCTGCTTTTTTTGGTAAATTTAGTTCAGCAAATGTGTCTAAAGTTAAACCTCCATCTGGTAAATATTCAGGATCAATATATTGATTTATTTCTAAATCTGCAGAAATATTAAATAATTTAAAATCTAAAAATTCATCTTTAATTTCAATATGACCAAAAGCAATATGTAAAAGTTCATGTTTAAGTAAACCTTGAAGTTTATTTAAAGTTAAACTATTTGCATAATCTTTATTTATAGATAATTCATAATTAATTCCATTTTTACTTACTCCAGCTGTTGGTACATTACAATATTTTTTATTTAACGTAGTTAAAAATAATCCATAAAAAGGTTCAGAAAAAAGTAAATTTTTAGAAACCTTTGCTATTTTATCTTCTATTGTCATAAATTAAAATATTTTTTAGTAACAGTTAGTATTATATTATCTAAATCTGGATTTTCAAGTATTTTTTTTCTATCTTCCATTATATTTTTAAATGTGAATTCAGCTAAATCAAAATTAATTGGCTCAATTTTTTTAATTATATTTTCTTCAATTAAAAAATTTATAAAAAATTGTTTTTGATTTTCTTCTGTTATAGATTTTAATAATAATTTTATATAAATAAGATTTAAATTTAAATTTTTTATATTGCTAAATGCTATCTCATTATCTAAAGAATTATTTAGCATTAATGAAAAATTTTCAAAATCTTTAAGATTCAAATGGGTCATTGAGCGTTATTTTTATTGATAATTCCATATTTTTAATAGCTTTTTCAAACATATCAGTTAAACTAAACATATAATATGTTTTTAATATTTCATCTTTTAAATATTTATTTTTAATAATATTATATATTTCTATATATCTTAAATGTTCTAATTTTTTAATATCTAATTTTGATTTTTTAATAATTTTGTTTAAAGATTCATATTTTTTACAATCTATGGTTTCATATTCTCTTAATCTTTTTAATAAAATTGCATAATAGCATTCATTAAATTTTAAATTATTTAAATTAGATAATGCGATGTTAAAATCATCATCGTTTGATCTTAACATTTTTTCAATTTGAATAAGATCTTCTAAATTAATCATTTATATTCATAGTTTTTATAGCCCATAATTCAGGTTTTTCAGATTCAATCATTTTAATCCATTCTTTTGCTGTAGGTATGTATCCATTACAATCTTCTTTAACATGTTGTTCTCCAACATATCTTGTGTATATAACTTTATTATTTGAATTAATAAAACTTTTTCCAAATATTTTTTCGCATTCAAATATTCCTTCACTGTGATGTCTAAATAATCTATGTTTGCTATGAGCTATCCAAGCTTTAGTTTCATCAAACCAATTATGAATATTTATATAATCATCAATACAACCACCCCATTTTTTTACACTAGATTTAGCATGTTCTATTGGATGTGCCATTACAAATTAGCTTTTTTAATAAAATATTTAGTGACTTCAGGAATATATTTTTTATAATATGGTTGATTATCCATACACCATTTTTTTACTTCCTCTTTTGTTTTAAATGACTGTTGCCATGAATGTTTATTTATTATCATATTAAATGTTGGTTCTAATTCGTTAATAAAATCTTGAACAGTCCAACCTTCCCATACATGTTTATTATTCATACACTTAATTGTAAATTATTTTCATAATATATAACTGTACTTGTTCTTTCATTATATTCTGATATTAATTCATATGTGTTTAAATCAATACTTACATTTCCATAACCGCCGTCATCATTCCACCAATCTTTATTTTCAGTAGCTTCTTCAATTATTTCATAAAGCCAATTTGTAAAAAAATCAATATTTTTAATTAAATTTTCAATATGTACCCAATCTATATTATTATTTGGAAAAACATTAATATCATCTATAGCACCACTATCTCCAGAACCACTATAAGAAACTTCTATTTTAGTATAACCTTTATCTTTAAGTAAAATAAAAGTATTTAAAATTTCATTTGGTATTGTTATTTTTTTTTCCATAAATTTCTATTATTACACCTGGATTTTTTTTATCATATTTATAATCTTTAAATACAGGTTTTATATTATCAGCATTATCATCTGTAATCCAATGATATGTAACCATATCATCTTGAACAGTTTGTGCTGGATTTATATAATCAAATTTGTGCTTACTATTTCTTATAAAAGTTAAATGTATTTCAACAGGTAAATCATATTTACTTAATTCTTTTGTAAATGCTTTAGCATATTGAATATAATAAGCTTTTGTATTTTTTCTGTAATTAATTACAGTTTTACTAGCAATAAAATATTTACCTGTCCATCTGCGTCCATTTTTAGAACTAGGGACATTACCTGGTATAAAAAATTTCACTAATTATTTGTTTAAGAAAAACATTAACATATTCTGTTCCATGAATTTTTACAGAATCTGAAATATCTTTTTCTAATTTTAAAATTACACCTTTTATATTATATTCTTTTTCGTATTTATTTTTAAATATTTCTCCGGCTTTATCATTATCAAATAAAGTAATTATATTTTTATATTTTAATTTTAAATTTTCTATTATATAAGGTTTTATTATTGTACTTTCGCTTTCTGGAGCAATAACTTCTAAATCATAATTAAATGATTTTAAACACATAGCATCTTTTAATGAAGAACAGATTATTAAATTTTCTGAATTATATTTCAATTGATTAAGTCCTTGTATTTGATTATTAATTTTTAAAAATTTATAATCTTTATTTAAAGGTTGATAAATTTTATAAACAACATCATCATCACAATAAGCGTACATATAATCATTAGATATTCTAATAATATAATTTTTTGAAAAAGTTAAAATATGAATTGGTTTTACTTGATAGTAATCAAGTAAAGTTTGATCAATATTAAATTGTTTCCAATATTTTAAATCATTAGCATTCCAATTTCTAAATGTTATATCTTCAATATTAAATGTGTTATTTTCTTTTTCTAAAACTGTTTTATTAATTTTAATATTTTGATTTTTAAAATCATTTAAAATTTTAAAAATAGCATCAGAATAAGTTAAATTAAATAATTTTTGAACAAGATTTATTTTATTTCCATATTCACCTGTAGAAAAATCTTTAAAATAATATTCAGATTTTTCTTTATTTACAAATAAAAACATACTTGGTGTTTTTTCAGAAAAATTCCAAAGAGATTTTATTCTAATTCTTTGTCCAATTAATTTTTCTTCTAAATTTAAATAATATTCAAATACCCAATTACTGGGTATTAAATCAATATCAAAAACTATATTTTTTGTACAAAACATAAAAAAAAGAGGGAGCACTATGTCTCCCTCTATTTAAAATTACATTTCAAAATCTGTATTTTGTGAACTTAAATTAGTTTCAAGTTTTTTAAGATGTAAATTAGGATCATAAACAAGACAGTCTTTATCTAAACTTGTTATAAAAAAACTTTTAGTACTTAATTTTGGAAAATGCAAATCAATATTAATATAGTTTTGTTGATTTCTATATTCTTTACCGCCAATACAAGCGTTAAAATAATTTGAATTTTGAAATATAACTTTACATTTATTTAAAAATTCAATAGCTGTATCTGCTTCAATTTCATCTAATTTACCACGATTTCCAGTTGCTTCTGCTAATACAACCATGTATTTTTGAATTTGCTCATCTCTTAATATTTTTTGTCCACTAGCAAATTCTTTGTTAACAAATGGATAAGCATTAAGTTTTACTCTACCTACTCTACCTTTATAACGAGGACTGTTAGGATTAGAAACATCAGTTAATAAACCAATAAAATCACCTTCTACAGGTTTTGTTTCAACATTTAAAGTAATAATAATAGCATTTTCATCATAACTTGGAATAGTATATTCTAAGCTATTAATTTTTACAACATGATTGCCTGGTTCAATAATAGGCGAAATTTTATTTAAATTGATATTTGATGTATTAAACATAATTAATTGTATTTTAAGATTGTTTGACGGACTAATTCTAAATCATTTGGAATATATTCATTATCAAACATTTCCATAGGTGTTTTACATGTATTTTCTCCATCCGTTTGAGTTACAAATACATATTCTAATTTATTTTTTTCGTTTTTTATAACTTTTGCAAACAAAACAATTGAAAATAAACCTTCTAAAGTAAGTGAATTATCAATCATTTTACCAACTGTTTTGGCTTTAATTTTGCGTTTACCATTTACATCTATAGTATCTTCAGAATGAGTTAAAAAAAATATAAATAAATCATCTCTTAAATCTTTAGGTAGTTTAGCAACTTGTGCTAAATTAGCTGCAATTTGAGTAAATTTATCATAACCTTTTTCTGAAGCTCTATCAAAATATTCAAAACTACTCATATATTGCCAATCATCAATAATTAAATTTTTAATATGCGGCATTTTTTCAGACACATGTTTCATTGCAGCATATATATTAGTAGGATTTGAAATATTTAATAAATTACCATTAGGATTTGTTGTTTTATCATATAATTTATAATTGTTTTGCCAATTTTTAAATGGTAAAGGTTTACTAGCAATATTAATTATAAATGTTTCTTTTGGATTTAAAGTTCTTATAGATGTTGATTTGCCAGAACCTGATTCAGCAATTATTAAAATGCTTTGTGCCATTATGTTAAATCTTTTAATTTTTCTAATTTTTTTATAAAATTATACATTATTTCATCATGTTGTTTTTTAATTTTATTAGCTTCTTCAATTAAATCTTTTGCGATATTATCTAAATAATTTGTAGGTTTATTTATTTCAATTATAGAATTATCATCTTTAATAAATTCAATTTCATCTTTAGGTATTAAATAAAAAATATTATTGTTTATGGATGTTTTTTTAGAATAAGAATTTAAATTTTTAATTAATGTAAATTTATATAGTCCTCGATATTTGTCTAAAGGATTATTATCTTTATCTACAAATTCAATATATAAAATATTATCACGATCTAATTCATTTTCAAATAAAGAAAAATGATCGTTGTATAAAGTTTTTAAACTTAATTTAAAATTATTTTTATTAATGTAATTAAAATAACTTTTATGGTATTCTTTAAACTCTTCTATAATTATTTTTCCTGGATATGGCATTATGTTCTAGTTGAAAATCGTTTTTCACTAATTGGAGTTGCAATTTCTATTATTTTCATTTCGTTAAATACACCTTTAAAAAAACTAATTCTTGGATCACCATTTCTCATTTTTAAAAAATGAAAAGCTAAAATAGCGTCATCATCAATTATAAATCCTTCTGGTCCATATCTAGTTATTTTTTTCATTGCTGGACGATTAATACCTATTAAATTATCAGCATGTTGCATCATAGCATCAGCACCTGCAATATCATCACCAGTAATATAATTTCCATAACTATAATTTTCAGCACGTTTTGGATCTTCTGAATTTCTATTTAATTGAGATAATGCAATAAATAAACAAGGATATTTTTTTTTATATTCTGTAAAAAATTCACCTAATTCATAAAGTTTATCTAAAGTATTTTGATTAGCTTTTTTCTTTACTAATAAAGTATGATCTAAAGTTATTATTGTTTTAGTTTTATATGTTTCAAAATATAAATCTATTTGATCTTTAATTTGTTGAATAGTTAATGGAGTGTCAATATAATCTATATTATGTTTAATTCTTTCATTTTTAATATTTTCAAATTTTATAAAATCATTGTCGTTTAATTTATTACCTTCAGCACTTAATATTTCTTTATAAGATTTTTTAGTTTTAGAAACAAAATGTCTTACAGCAGATGCTTTTGCTGCCATTTCAAATTGTAATTCTAAAACTCTAAAATTTTCATTAGGATTTAATAAAAAAGCTTCAGTTATAATTTGATCTTTAAACATAGTTTTACCTGTAGCTGGACGTGCAGCAATTACAGTTAATGTATTCCATTCAAAACCATCTAATAAAGCATTATTAAATTTAGGCCAAGGTGTTTTTATAGAAGTTTCTATTCCAGTATGTCTATTTTTTATATAATTTATAGCTTCATCATAAGCTTGATTTTCATCTTTCCATAATTTCATACAATTCTATCTTTTAATATTGGAATTTCTACTTCTTCATCATTTAATCTAGAACAATAATCTGCAAGTAAAGATGTTTTTGATTTATATGCATCAGCTTTATATATAAAATATTGTGAATTTTTTGCATATTGATAATTAGAAGAAGATTGTTCTTTTAAGTATTTTTCAGTGGCTTTTAATATTTCTTCCCAAGTATAATTATAATTTCCAAAAAAAGTAATAAATGATGTTGTTAAATTTTCAATACTACATCTTAAATATCTATTACCTATTCTTTGTTTTGGAAATAAATTTATATACTCTTCAATCTTTTTTTTATAATTTATTCCTAATAATTTTTGTTTATTTTGTGTAGGTTTAATTTTTTTAAATTCATTTGTCATGCTTTCTAAAAAACTTATTCCTAATTTAGTTATTGTAAATATTTTAGATTGATCTTTATATTCAAATGTTAAAAATTCAGCGTTTATTAATTCTTCTACACAAACATTTGATGTAACAAGAACTGGAGATATATCTTTTTCTATTGAAAATAAAAAATAACAAGCATTAGGACTTATTTTATTTTCAATACATTTATGAAAAAATTGAAGTACTGTCATTTTTTACAAATTTTTTGATTATAATTATTTTATAGATATATTTGTAAAAAATTTATTATGGCAAATGAAAAAATTCCTGTAGGTGATACATATGATTATACTAAAAGTATAATTAATATTGAGTTAAATCCTAGTTTAATACATGGTTTAGAACAAACTATATTATTATTAGTATTGCATTCTATAAATGATCCAATAAAAGTAAAAGAATCTTTTAAAAAAATTAATAGTATATTATCTGAAGAAATAGAAATTGATAAAGCTAATTTAACAGATATTGAATCTTCAATTTTAACTCTTCTTATTATTCAAAATACGTTAAAATTTAAAGCTCTAGAACAAAATCTTTTAATTAAAAGTAATAAAACAATAAATTCTGATGATGCTGAAAAATTATTTGCGGCGTATATTAATCAAGATGAAAAAGTAATTGATGAATATGTTAATAAAATTAAAACTGATTTATCTTAACTGAATATTTAAAAAATCTCCTATTTCAATACATGACTGTATTACTAAATTTAATTCATTTTTACTACAATCACTAAAAGATTTACAATATTCAAAATCATCATTTATAAAATATAATCCAGAAGATTTTTTTATGTAATATTTAATATCGTTAAATGTATGTCCTGTTTCATTAGCTATTTCTCTAATCATAACATGAATTTTAGCAATTTGAGAATTAGTGGCGTTAGATATATTTGCACTGATAAACATTTCTAAATCAGTGTTATCTGGAAGAAATTTTAAAAAATTTTCTATTTTAGTTTTAGAAGATTTAAGAGGAAAGTGAAGCTTGCTATTTTTTACAGCAAGCTTCACATAAATACTTTTCATTTAAATTGTAAATAATTTTTTATAAAAACAAAGTCGTAACCACAATTTGTACAATATAAATCAATATTACTAAATTCTTTAAGTGTAAATTTTTTACAATTTATACAAGATTTATTTGAATTTAAAATAGAATCATTTTCTATTTTTTCTTGATATTTTTTTTCCAAAAGACTGGCCATATACAACTCTTTCATTTTTCCCATTTTTTTTATTTAAAAGATAAATATAAGAATCAAAATCGGAATTTGGAAATATAATTTCTTTAATCGCAATATTTTCTGGAAGAATATTTTTTAATATAAAATAATCAATTTTAGCAAAAAAACCAAATTTTAAATAAACAGGAAACTCTTTTTTATTAATATATCGTACAGAATCAAAATATCCAAAATTTTCATAAATAAGATACCATAAATTATTGCCCATAATATGTAATTTTATTAGAATCAAATTGTTGTAAAGCTTTTCTCACCCATTCTTCATCTATAGTATTTTTATAGCATAATATATGACATATTGCTGTTTCATCTGGATTTAATCGTAATAATCTACCTATTCTTTGTGATGTTTTACGTTCATTACCATAAGCATGCATTATAATTCCCATTTTTAAATTAGGTATTGTAATACCTTCATTTAATTGAGCTACACATGATAGTATGTTAATTTTATCATTTGAAAAAAGTTCTAAGTTTTTTTCTGAATTTTGATTATTACTATGATAACTATAATTAGATAATCTATCAGCTTGATCTTGTGTGTTTGCAAAAACAATACATTTAGATTTAATATTAGAAATCATATCCATTGTGAATTTTTCTTTTGATTCATAATTCATAATGTTTTTCATTCTAAATATAGAAGCCATTTGTTTTTCTTTAAAACTTTCTGCTTTTTCTAATCTATTACAAGAATATAAATAATCTTCAAACTCAGATGTATACCATTGTTTTCCTGAATTTGTTTTTTTTAAAATGTTTTTTTGTTTATTTAATTCTAAATAATGAATATAAATTTTATAATCATTTAAAATGTTATTTTCTGTTGCTTCATCCACTGAAAAATTAAAAATAATAGGACAATATTTTTCAATAAGATTATATTTTATTGAAAATATATCAACAGGAGCAGTACCTGTTAACCCTAATATTTTACCTTTATAATTTTTTAAAAAAGATTCATGAGATTCTAATAAATTATGGCATTCGTCTAAATATAATAATTGATAATTGTTATAATCTTTTTTAGTTAATGATAAATATGTTGTAAATTCAATATTATTATATAAATGTTGAAGATTAAGTTTTTCTATTTCTTCAATCCAAGTTTTTTTAATAGATAACTTTGGAATTACAATTAATGCTTTTAAATAATTAAAATTATCTAAATGTTTAACAGCAATTCTTGTTTTACCTACACCCATTGATATATTTACGCCACATTTATCATATTTTAAAATTTCTTTTAATGTATTATTTTGAATATCATCTTTTGTAATCATAATTATTATATCTAAAACAAGATTTAAACCTACAAAACTTTGTTATTTATTTTACTATTCAAATGTTAATTCGTTTTTAATTTTTGGAGAACATCCAAGTAAAATTGCTGTTTTAAAAAATCTTTGTTTTTGTTTTTTAATATTATATTCTTCAAATATATCTTGAATAATATTATCAAAAGTGTTTTCTTCAATTTCGTAATCCATAAAAGGAATTACTTTTTGATTAATTTCATTTTTTTCCGCTTGAGCAAGCAATTTATCAAAATCTCCTGAAGGTGTTGATGCTTTAAATAATCTTCGATAACATTCTAAAATAGCTTGTTCTTCTCTGTTAGTTGCTTTCATTTAAAAATTAAATTTTTATTGTTTATTTGTATTAAGTTTTAGATAGAAGATAACTTATCTATAATTTCACCCTTTGAGTTTTCATAGTAAGTTTCATATCCTTCGGAGTCATACTCCATTCTTTCCCACATCCCATTGGAATCCTCTGTTCGACATCCATTATTTGAATATGTAGTTTGTTTCCAATACCCCATCGAATCTTCATACAAAGTTATATCCCGTTCAGAATTGTATTCATACCTTGCCCAAAACCCATTTGATGTAGTTTCTTTAATCCGATTATCATTAGAATCATATTCATATCGCTCCCAAAGGCCATTTGAATTCTCCCAATAGGTTTGGTTGCCTCCATCATCTCGCTCACTGCGTTCCCAGTAGCCAGCGGCATTTTCTCTATAAGCAACCCACCCATCTTTAATTTCAATTACCAAGTCGCCATCTTTTTCAAAGTTCCAGTTAAGTTGTTGTGCTATTGTTTGTGTCATATCTTTTATTTTTATTTATGGTATAAATATACGAACGAATTTTCATGTCTCCAAATGACGGAGTTATGACATATTACCAACTTTAAGTTCACCATCATAAATCAAATATTGCTTTGATGGAAGAGCATCTATCATATAATATCTACCACCCATGTGTTTATTCATACTATTCAAATCTATTTCTTTAATTTGAGTATGTCCAAATATTTGAATAAAACGTTTTTTGATTGCATTTTTATCTTTTTGTTTGTTAGATATTAACAATGAAGTAGGTCTTATCCACACAGGGGATTGTGTTACATTATCCCCATAAGGATTAAATCCATTGAAAGTAAAAGCACGGAGCCTGTGTTTAAATAGCTCATTGATTTCATCAACCAAAGTATCTACATTACAACGACCGAAAGTTTCTACAACCCAATAATGGCTTACTCCGGCGTGAGTGCAAAGAAAATCATCAAATGAATATGCCATTTGTAACAGGTCCATATTCTCTGATAAAACCTGACTGATATCAAATTGAAGAGCAGGTTGAAATCCCGAGTATGTTTCACCGATGTGCATATAGTGCATATCATGATTACCTGTTAATAGTATCACTTCCTTCCACTCCCAGTCGGAGTTTCGTTTAAACTCACATATCTCCTTAAAGTTATGTATTTGGTCTATGCCGGGTATATCAAAAGAATCAAAGTAATCTCCAACAAAGATTATTCTATCAGCGTTTTCTTTTGCTACAATGTCTTTCCAAATTGAACGGCCGTGAATATCTCCAATGAATATTGTTTTCATAATTTGATTAATTGTTTGTAATTAAATTATTTAAAAATTTATAGTAAATTTTTTACTTTGCAAATTGTATTATTACTCTCTTTAATGTTTACTTAAAATTTTATAAATAGTTTTATTAGTTAGTTTGGTTAAGTAGTAAAATGAAATTTTGGTTTACTCTTAATGCCTCTTTTGGCGTGAGGTATCGATCATAGATGTATAATCGTATTGCTTTTATTTTCTTCTGAGCAATCAGCTTCAAAGTGTCATTGTCAATATCGACAAAGGCACTCGCTATAAACATGCTAAATGATGAATTGTAATCAAAGTCTACTTCTACTTCGCTTAAGTCTAATTTGCTACCATCTTCAAAGATGATATAAATGCCCTTTGCATTACTCGCAAGTGTATGACAAAACACCCTGGCAGAAATGTAGGCATCACTTTGATTAGAGTCCTCTTTTATTATGTATCCGACAATTGGCTCTGGATATGCTATGCCAAACCCTTTGTGATGAAGCGGAGTTCGATAAGTAGTTTGATTCTTGAACTCGTCGTATTGTATAGTTATTTGCGCTATGCTAGTTAGCGTAGCAAATAGCATTGATAAAATTAAAAATAATTTTTTCATTGGTTTGGTTTGGTTTAGTAAATGTATTTGCCTACCCATTGGGTATGGCCTTTGGGGGTGGTTATACTAACTTGTCTTAGTGGTTTACGATATTCTTCTTCAAAGCATTTAATCTCACACTCAAAAGCATTCGGCATTTTGGGAAGGTTGAGTGATTGGATGAACGTATGCTCTAATACAGCCTCACCTGTTCTTGAATACCTTGATTGTACACCATTTCTGTATGCGTTTATCACATCCTCTTCTGTGTACTTGTACTTCTCTTTGGCTTTGTTGTAGCCTACAATAAATGATGAAACCTCATAATCAGTAACTCCAACTTTTTTATATGAACTTTTAAATTCCTCAGCCAACTTCTCAACATCATCTTCAAGTGGTGGTAACAAGTCTACGCCTTGAAGAACAGGTGAGTTGTTGAGTGGTAAGTGGGCTATAATTCTGATATCTCCCATACAACAATGAATATCTTCACCCTCATCTTGGAAAATATATTTAGTTCTTACACAATAAAACAAACCTCTTCTGATTTCATCATCAGAACCAATAAGAAGATAGTTGTCTGTTTTAATGATGTTGTATTTCATAGTTGGGTTGGGTTTAGAATTGAATTAACTTTTTGGATGATTAGGTCGCCAATGTATTGACGGCAAATGTCAGCTGTTTGCAATCGATTTTCGATAGCGGCAGCGCCAGCGGCAGCGGCAGCGGCAGCGTAAGCGGCAGCGACATAGGCATCGGCATAGGTAGCGGCATCGGCAGCGGCAGCGGCAGCGTAAGCGGCAGCGGCATAGGCAGCGGCAGAGGCAGCGGCATAGGCAGCATCTAACTCCTCACGTGTTGCCGTGCCTTCGCCAAAAGCAATCGCAGTGTCAACTGCTTTAAGGCTTCTATCGTCATTCATCAAGTGCCTAACGGTGTTGGCGCAGTGCCCTTTTGCAAGGGTTAATGGTTGCAGTCCAATATCGCATTTGGATGCGAGCCACAACAACCAATCGCCACGGTGACAGTCGGCTACGACCTGTTCAATTGTTTTATCGCCAGCCCACTCTATTGCAGCAGCGCAGGCATCAACAGAATGGAGGTACTCTTTAAAGGTTTTCATTGGTTGGGTTGGGGTTAAAAGTTCAATTAGTTTTTTTAGGCAGGCAAGTTCTGCTTCTTCGTAAGTGTCACAATAATACACTAATGAGGATTGAACAACGGGATTGTAATGGTTATCATCAAACTCAAT